TATAATAGCAGATAAGTGATCTTCATCTTGCTCAACTCCATTCTGTAAGTTAATCTCAAACTTTGCTAAATGTCTATGGAGAGATTCTATTGCTGTTTCCGTAGGTTGACCTTTCTTCCAGTTACCTTTCTCGTAATGATTAGCACCTTGCCTTAATAGATAACCATATCTTAAACGTACATAAGCATCTAAGTGACTTGGTAATGGCTTATCCGTATCGTTATCCCTTTGGCTTCCAGATTCAAATACTCTATTTTGAGACTTAACATATTCAGCTATAGGATTTTTTCTATCTTCAATAAGTTCGTAGTGTATTCCAGGTATCCTTTTCATTTATCTTTAATTATATTATTCCTAAATACATCTTTTAAGTCATTATAACTATCTTCTGCTTTTTCGCCCCAAAACATATCACACTTACCATCTTTTATAGGTGGAGTAATAAAAAATGATTGCAGATAAGACTTATTTGCAGTATGTCTATAACATTCATGTTTTAAATCACATCCTAGTCCTGAACACATTGTTATATCTGCCATATTATCTCTGTATAAGTTGACGTAAAGCCATTACTATTTTATGAAGTTCCTCTTCCTTTTGTTTTTTAAGCCTCATTAGATCTTTAATCTTTTTTGCCTGTAAAACCTGTTCTTCTAATATATCCAAGTATCCCATTATTTTAATCGTTCTGCCCAAAAGAAGTCTCTTCTGAAGTTGTATTCATTAGTAGCAAAAGGTTTTTTATCTCTATTCAAGTATTCAAATATTATTACTCTACCAAGTATTTTACTAGTTCCTTTAGAAACTTCTCTAAGCCTTACAATTTCATTTGTAGAGCCTGAAAATCTCCATTCAGAACCAACTAAACTATCAATAGAATCATAATCAATACTCATTCTTTTCTATCAATTTTCTAAGCCTAGTTAAGGTCTTGCTAGAATCCTCATAAAATCTATCTTCTTTATCGACTATAGTTAAATTATAAAGAGCCTGGCAAAACCTTATTTTGGGATTCATTAAAAGATAGTCCTCCAATAATTGCAATATTTCTATTGTTATATTATTCTTCGGATTGGGCATCTTCTACTTCAACTTCCTTCTTTGGAATAAATACCTCGATGGCTTGTTTTACTACTACTGCATCATCTAATGATAATACTCCTTTTGCTTGTGCAGCTACTGCTACGTTAATTAGAATTTCTAATGCTTTGTTCTGATCCATAATTTATTTAATTTAATTTAATTTTGCTGTGAAGGAAGGATTCGAACCTCCAAACTTGAGAAAAGACGATGAGATAAAAACTCAAGCACTACCGAGACAAGATAGCGTGTATGCCAATTCCACCACTTCACATTCCCATAACTTATTCAAATATAATTAAAAGTAATCCCTGTTGACTGAAAAGTTATCTACAATATCATAAAAACTCGAAACTGCTAAATTGGTATTTAATAGTGCCTTTCCAATATCGCCATTACGATTCTTTCTTACATAGGTAACGCATTTACCTTTACTGTCTTGCATCACATCATTATAATCAAACTCTTTATAATCGTAGTATTCTGGCCTCCATAACATTAATACCATATCAGCATCCTGCTCTATACTACCTGATTCTCTCAAGTGGTGCATATAAGGTACTTTAGGGTCAGCAGTTTCTACAGCTCTTGATAATTGACTAATAGCAACTATTGGTATATTTAATTCTTTAGCGAGTAACTTTATCTTTCTACTAATCTCGGAAATCTCATTCTCTCTTGTTCCTTTGCTACCCTTTGAAGAAATCAACTGTAGGTAATCAATAAATATTATTTCAACATTGTGTTTACGTTTCATCGTAATTGCTCTCGATCTAATTTCATCTATTGTAGACCCAGCCTTATCATCAATATAAATAGGTAACTGTGCAATATTTTGAGCCTTCTTAAAATAATCTAATAAAATAGGTTCATCTAGGTTAGTTATCCTGGAGTTACAAATTTGAGATTCTATAGCTGCAAACTTTTTAGTTAGTTCAGTACTGCTCATTTCTAAGCTAAAAAAACCAACTGGGGTATTCTCAAACTTAGCAAGTCTATAGGCAATATTAATTCCAAATGTAGTTTTACCCATACCTGGTCTACCTGCAACAATAATCATCTGCTGGTTCTTAAATCCTACAATAAGTTTATCTAAATCTACGAACTTACTTCTACATCCATTAAAATCTCCTTTAAGCTCATTTTCCTGCTCTCTAATCAATTCTATTATACTTTCACCTAAACTTATGCCACCTATATTAGAAACTTCGTTAGAGAGGCTTAAAATCACTTGGTTAGCAGTTACCATATTTTCATCAATATCAGTACTTAAATCATAAAGTCCATCAATTAATTTATTTGCAGTTAAAATACCACTACGTCTTTCGTGAAGTTCAAGAAGTATATAGCAATGGTATTCAAAAGAAGTTTTATTACTTGTCTTATCAGATAATCCAATCAGGAAGTCTAATCCTCCAATAGAATCTAATTTGTTATTGTTTCTAAGGGTATTACTTACTGATACAATATCTATCGGCTTAGAGGTTGAATACAATGATAGGATAGAAACAAATATGTCTTGAAGTCTTTGATTGTAAAAACAATCTTTGTTTATAATATTGATTGCTATGTTAAAACTATTACTCTGGGATAGGATAGTACCTATTACCTGCTCTTCTATTTCTATATTTTGTGGTTGCTGTTTCATTTTTAAAATAAGTTTGTTTGTACGTTTGGTTTGTAACTTGAATCATATCTTGAATTTTCTCCTTTTGGATATGGCTCTTGCTTATATTTTAATTTTTGTTTTAATATTCTAACCTCTGTTTTATTGCCAGTAAAAAAAATATATCTATGTTTTTGTGGTCTTTCTCTTATAGCTAAATCCTTATAATTGGTATTTTTATTTTCGGTGACCGATTTACTATGCCTATTTGGATTTTTTATATCGTATCTTTCAGTTCTTTTTGCAGACAATCCTGTATAAATCCAATTAGTCGCCTGATAAATATACCCATGATGACCTTGTGATGTATCGGCATAACTAACTATTATTAAATTATTTGGTAACGAATTAAGACAATTAGAAACAAAATAACTCAATACATTCTTTTCTAATCCATCATTTACACATAACCTATTTAATTCATTTACCTTGTTAGAATTTTCAATGCCACAAACACCGATGCACAATGCTCTTGATGGTGGACTACCAAATGTACAAATACCAACCAATATATTATCTTCATTAAATAGTCCGAATGAATATGATATACTGCAAAGCCTTTTAGCATAATGTTTGTTTAGCAACCAATCTTTACAAAGGTAAGTATCTATACTTTTAACCCTGTATTTTTCTTTTATAGACATTAGGCTTTAATTTTAATTGGTTCGTTTGGTTTTTTGGTTTTAGTAGCAGAGTTTAAATACTTCTCAAAGTTTGTAGGTGTAAATAAAGTTGAAGGTCTTAAATACTCTTCCCATTCAGTACCAATCCATTTACTGCCCATGGTTGTAATAACACTTTTAAAATCTTCTATGGTATAACCTTCTGCTATCCTTCCATTGATAAATCCTTGGGTAGATTTGTTACCAGATTTAAAGTTTGTTTTAGCAGTTTCGTTTAGGAAATCTATAATCTCGACAATAGTATTATTATTTATATTATTAATATTAGTATTATCTCCCCATTTTTGGGGATAGGTCTCATCATTTTTGGGGATAGCTCTCCCTATTTTTGGGGATAGGGTCAAAATCCTTTTATTACCACTTGAAAAGTCTATAAAGCTATCTAATAAATCATAGAACTCAAGTTCACTAATCCATCTACTAACAGTATTTTCTGACTTATTAAAAGCTTCTGCAAAGAACTTATTTGATGCAGTACATTTACCATACCTATCACAAAAATTAGATACGATACCGTACATTAATTTAGCATTAGCAGATAAATCTTTATGGTGGAAGATATTGGCTGGAATTACAAAGTAATACCCATGGTCTTTATTCATAACTTGTTTGGTTTTAAGTTAATTTATTCTCTTTCTCTAACGAACAGCTTTAATATTTTATCATTAGACTTAAATGTAATATTAGATCCTGTATTATTTCCTAAAGTAAATGTAATCTTTTTCTGATCTTCCGTTGCATCTTCCTTAGAATTAGCAAAAACTATTGGTTCATCATTATCAAACTGAAAACACCATTCACAATTATTAACAATTACATCTACAGGTACTATTTCTTTTTTCTTTTTCTTAGCCATTGTATTTTGTTTTAGTATACTTTTCGTAAATTGATTTGTAAATAAGTTTCATATAAACATCGCTTTTAAGATAAAATTTAGTTGAATCATTTAAGTGCATAATTGTTGTTCTATTTCTAAGATTTGGAACTATCTGCTCTACGTAATGTTCACTTATTTTATGGTAATCTTTTAGTATGTAGAAAAAAACTCTTCTTGCGTCGATAAGTTTTCGATGACGTTTAGGACTATAAAAATCATCTATATTAATCTCTAATTCTCGGCAACAAATATCTGCTAATTTATCAATATCACTTTTCAATATCATCTAGTTTGGTTTTAAATTTTGATTCACTTTTAGGTATTAATGGTTTATCACCTTTTATTACTGGGTCTAATGCACCACAACAGTTACAAATATATCCTAATGACTTTAACTTATGGAAAAATAGCTCAAGAAATGCCTCGTAATAATCTTTATAAATTCCTTCTTTAATATATTCAGGAAAGTGGTTAATATAGTAATACGTAAGAGTCCTATCCTTATTTATTTGTGAAGATATATAATCAGGTGATTGACCAAGCTCTGAACTCATAACATAAGAAACCATCATCCTAACTGCTGGAAGTGGAGTTACCCTACTAGCTCTTCTTATAGCGTTCGGGTTTACTCCTGTTATATCCTTGATTGCCTCAAATGCTATAGTCCATCTATAGTCATCGACAAACTTAGCTTTAGAAAGGGAGATCGTCTGTGACTTGTACTTTCTTGGCATTTTCTCCTTTTATGTAATCGTTTAAAACCAGGAAGTGAGTAGAATAACCTTGAGCTTCTTTACGCTTAACCAACTTTAACTTTAAGGTTTCCTGCTTAGTACCATCCTTAGTAACAAAAGACTTCTTAAATTGTGCATTCTCTGCGTCTAATAAGATTTCTTTTAGCTGGGTTAAGTTAAGATCTACTAATAAATCCTCTCCCATTAATTGACCACTACCACAGAATTTTGATTTTTTCGTTTCCATTTTATTTATTTAATTTATGTAATAAAGATTGTTTAAAATAATTTGCTACTTTTAGTTTTTTATGAATTAATGATACATCTACTTCGTCTTTATTTATCGATAGGTGAACCATTCTTAAAGATTCTTTTTGCCTGGGGTCATAACTAACAAAATACCAATCGTTGATTCCTGTTAATATTGCATAGCCTTGAATCTGGTAATAATATTCTTTCCTAGCTTTCCTAAAATCTTCTTTGCTAAGAAGTAAATTATCCAAATGAATAGACGAATTATAAGGACACTTAACCTCAATGCCAAAAGACTTATCTTTAGCAATACCATCAGGAGTTCCGCAAAAATAATCATTGTAAATAATAAGACCTGGCCTGATAATTTCAGTATCAACAAGATCGGAAAACATATTGATTGCTTCATCTTCATAAGAGTTACCCCAAGCTGTTGCGGCATTAGAAAATTGTGTTTCTTCGCTTGAATCTTCTATTAGGGTTTCTGTAACCTTTTCTTTTATATAAGTAATTGCTCCCTGACTAAGAACCTCTGTCTTAATCCTTGGCTCTGTCATTAGCCTATGAAGTTCACTAGGTGTAAACCTTCCGTATCTTTCTGACTTCCATTGTTCTGACCCATGTGGGATGTGCTTACTTGTTTGCATTTTGGTCTTTTAAGTAAATGAAAGCACCTATTATAAATACTACAAGTGCTGAAATAAATAAAAATGCAAGAGGAATAAATGCCTCATACCAACTAA